ACTGGACAAAGCCATCTCCAACACCAAAGGCTTTGATATCACAATCGGCGACCCTGACGATGATGTGTATGAAAAGCAAGACATCACCCCTGAGATGCTTGGCTTTGACCGTTCTCAGGCAGGATATTCGCAAGCTGCAAAGAACTCTGGTGTAATCGGCAATGACCCCGGAGATATTGTTGCCACTACCGCTGGTGTAGGTGTCCTCAATGATTCTAACCAAGTAGTCACTAATAAAGGCACCGTGGTACAGGTCACATTTGCTGACGGTAGTAAGGGAAGCCTCCTCGGTGGCGCAGCAGAAAACAAAGCTGTAATCACCCGTTACAATGCTGAAAAAGGCATTAGTCAAGGTGTGTACGATAGAGATGTTGTTAACAAATCCACAGCAAGGACTCAGACGGAATATGAAAGAGCCGCAGGGATTAATCAGCAGACTGATTCAGCACTGTCTAACGCTGCACAGATTGCTAAGGAATTGGAAGCCCAAGGTAAAGGTATGAGTTCTGATGTTACAGCAGATATCTCTACCATAATCGAAGGTACCGGCATGACCAAAGCCTCAACGCGGAGTGACGACGATGACCGCCCATCGGGTCGTCAGTACGGCGGATTCGATAGAAAAACTGTACAGGAAGAAACACAGAAAACACAAGAATCTTACGAAGAGGCGGCAGGAATTAATCAACCGGCCCCTGAACCCAAACAAGACGAAGGTTCTGGCGGCGGAGATGGCGGAAGTCGCGATAAAGTTATCTGTACCGCTATGCACGAGATGGCTGGATTCGGTTCCTATCGCAACAAAGTTTGGCAGACGTACGCAAAGCAAGCGTATCGTAACGACAACGTTCAGCTGGGATACCACAAAGTATTTGCCAATATGGCAAAAACAATGTATAATAAGCCCACTTTAGCAAAAGTCCTCGGTTACTTTGCTCGTAACAGGACTGTCTATATCCGAAACAAAATGCGCAATAAACCTAATTCATTGGGTTCCATTATCCTGTGGAACACCATTGAAGGCGGCTTGTATCTTCTTGGCGCAGCTATCGCAAGAGGTTGGATTAAGAAGAAGAAGCTGTAGTCCGGCTACCCATCACCCCGAAAGGCTACTGGTGGCCCCATCAAGGAGTACATTATGGCTGAAGCAATAGCTGTAAAACAAGACATTAAGACAACCCCGATTAAATATAAGAAAGACCGTTCTAGCGAAGAAGCAGAACTGCAACAGCTGGAAGAAGAGCGGCGCTCCCTTCTGCAAGAGCAGAAGGAAGAAGAAGCAGACCAAGCAGAGACTGAAAGCTTGGCCCCTGAAGAGAAGACATTTAAGAAAAGGTATGGAGACCTCCGTCGTCACTCGCAGCAAAAGGAAGAGCAACTCAAAGAGCAGATTCGCGCTCTTGAAACCCAGCTGTCGACGGCAACTAAGGAAGCTATTCAACTACCCAAGTCTGATGAAGAGATTAGCGAGTGGTCGAGTAAATATCCTGATGTAGCAAAAATCGTGGAAAGCATCGCCACGAAGAAAGCACAAGAACTTGATTCAAGCATTGAAAAACGTCTGGAACTCATTGCAGAGCGTGAAGCTGACGCAAATCGTAAGCGAGCTGAAGCAGAGCTTATGCAACTACATCCTGACTTCGATGACATTCGTAATGATGAAGATTTTCATGGATGGGTGCAAGAGCAACCTACTTGGGTTCAGCAAGCACTGTATGAAAATGAAAACGACGCTCGCGCAGCGGCTCGTGCAATTGACCTCTACAAAGTTGACCGCGATATCGCGAGTAAGAAGGCGACTGCGCAGAAACCTGACAAGGCTGCGGCTGAAGCTGTATCGTCGCGTGGGCAAAATGCTGTCGCTGATACCAAAGATGCGCAAGCAAACCAATGGCGAGAGTCAGACGTAGCTAAGATGCGTCCACAAGAATTTGCCAAGAATGAAGATGCAATCATGGAAGCAATTCAGTCTGGCAACTTTATTTACGACATTTCTGGTGCACAGCGTTAATTTGCTGTTTACAAACCGTTGAAAATGTGGTAAAAAATATAGTAACTATAACTGCGGCCCCTTATTAGGCAACCCGCGCCCATGTCCTACACAGCATACTAGGCATTTTTTCGTTTCAAATTGTAGCCCCGAGTGTAGCGGGGCATACGATTTTCTCCCCCTCTAAACCACCCAGGTGACGTTTAGCCCTACTTTCAAGTAGTTACCTAGACTAGCTGGCCTTTATAGTGTTCAGAAAATCGGTGTTTCAAGCCTCATCTAGGAGTTTAAGATGGCTTTTAAAACTGCCGCTGGATACGGTAATCTGCCGAACGGAAATTTCTCCCCGGTAATTTACTCCCAAAAAGTCCAGCAAGCTTTCCGTAAAACCTCCGTCGCTGAGTCAATCACGAATTCCGATTACTTCGGTGAAATCGCGAACTTCGGTGATACCGTCCGTATCATCAAAGAACCCGAGATTACTGTTAAGGAATACGCGCGTGGTGCACAAATCACTCCGCAAGACCTCGACGACGAAGACTTTAGCCTTGTTGTAGACAAGGCCAACTACTTTGCTTTCAAAGTAGATGACATCGAAGAAGCCCACAGCCACGTGAACTTTGAGTCTCTGGCATCTGACCGCGCAGGTTACCGCCTCCGCGACCAGCATGACCAAGAGGTTCTCGGTTATCTGGCCGGTTTCAAGCAATCCTCGATTAGCACTGCTACCGATACTGTTAACGACGTAGTTAGCGGTTCGAAAGCTGTGACGACTGCTGGTTCTGATGAACTTCTGACCAGCATGAAGCTTCGTAAGGATAGCTTTGGTAACATCACCACCGGTTCGGCTGGTGACCACTCCATTCCGCTGGCAGCACGTCTGCCTGGTGCAACTGCGCTCCCGACTGCGACAGCCTCGCCTCTGATGGTTATCGCACGTATGGGCCGTAAGCTGGACCAGCAGTATGTTGACTCGGATGGTCGCTGGCTCGTTGTTGACCCCGTATTCGTTGAACTGCTGAAAGATGAAGACTCCCGTCTTCTGAACGGCGACTTCGGCGGCTCGGGACTGCAAGGTGGTCTGGCCATCGGCCAGCTGCATGGCTTCGACGTCTACGTTTCCAACAACCTGCCGTTTGTAGGTACTGGCCCGGATACCACTGGTACCGCTAACCAGAACACTAACTACGGTGTAATTGTTGCTGGTCACTCGTCTGCTGTTGCTTCGGCATCGCAAATCACGAAGACTGAGTCCTACCGTGACCCTGATTCGTTTGCGGACATCGTCCGCGGTATGCACCTGTACGGCCGTAAGATTCTTCGCCCTGAAGCAATCGTAACTGCCAAGTACAACGCTGCTTAAGGGAGGATAACCAATGGCTACCTTTGACATGACCTCCAGCGCAACCGCTGGCGTAAACTCAAACTCTATTGCTGCCCTTCCGGCTAAGCGCGACGGCATGAACATGCGTATGGTGGAAGCCATTCTGGATATTGAGAAGATTACCGACTATTCGTGTACGAATGGCGATATCTTCCAGCTTCTGGAAATTCCTGCCAATACGATGGTTCTGTTCGCTGGTGCAGAAGTTCTGAAGGCCTTCAATGGTACTTCGCCAACCGTCGACATTGACTTCGGCGAAGGTGATGACATTGTTGATGGCGGTGATGTAACCTCCACTGGCTTTCTTGCTTCCGGTACCAACGGTTCAGCAATGACCACCTCTGGCACCCTGACTTTTGTGCAGCACCAAACTGCCACTGATACGATTGACGTGAAACTGATTGCCGCTTCGGCGGACGTCACTGAAGGTCGTCTCCGTGTGATTGCTTGCGTAGCTGACACCAATGGTGCTCAGGAACTGGCAACTGAAGTTGCTCGCGACAACGCGTAACTAACAGAATAGGGACCGGCTATGTTGGTCGGTCCCTAAACTCAGGGTTCCTATGGCATACACTTATCTTGACATCACGAATGAAGTACTTGCTAGATTCAACGAAGTGTCCCTGACCGCGTCGAATTTTGCTAACTCACGTGGTTTTCAAACTCAGTGTAAGAATGCCGTAAACGATTCAATTAATTACATTTTTCAGCGGGAGTTCGGGTGGTCATTCAGCCATTCGCTCCAGACTGAAACACTAGTAGCAGGAACTACTCGTTACAGCTTGGGCACCGATGTCTACCACGTAGACTATTCCACATTCCGAATTGACAAAGATACTTCCTTAGCTGTTTCTGGCGTAAGCCTTCTACAACTTGATTACAAAGAATATATTGACAAATACGTAGACCAAGAAAGCACTTCTGATGTAGGCGGAGTGCCGGAATATGTATTCAGAACGCCCGATAATAATTACGGGCTTTTTCCTTATCCCGACAAAGCATACACATTAAAATATGATGCTTTTGTAAAACCTACAGCACTAAGCGCGGCGACAGATGCCCCCACTATTCCTGAACAATTCCGTCAGGTTATCGTCGACGGCGCAACAGCGTACGGATATCAATACCGTGGAGAAGCCCAGCAATACGGCATTAACTTCAGCCGCTTTGAAATGGGTATCAAGCATATGCAAAGTTTGTTCCTGAACCGCAATTTCAATTATATGCGGTCAACCTTCATTCCACGTTCACAGAGGTATGGCACGGTAGCAGTAACTTCAAGGGTTTAATAAATGGCTGATGAAGCACAACTTAACCCTTTTGTCTTTGCTTGCGAAGGTGGATTAGTACTAGACCAGTCTACTTTTGCTATGCAGCCGGGCATGGCGCTTGAACTGCAGAACTTTGAGCCGGACATCCGAGGTGGTTACAGACGTATTTCGGGTTACGCAAAGTGGAATTCTAACATTGTCCCGCAAGACAGCGTTTCCACAGAAAAGGTTTTGATGTGTGCATACTTCGGAGGCAAGGTCATTGCTGCCCGGGGAGGAAAGATACACGAAGCTGGTACGACAGGAAGTTGGACGCAAATTGATACAGGGCGTACCAGTGCCGGAAAATACACACACTTTAGATACAATCTGGCAGGTACAGATTACATTGTATGGGCTGATGGGGCTAATCGCGCTTCTAAGTATGACGGCACAACAGTCACTGATTTAAATGCTACCAACGCCCCCAGCGACCCACAGTTTGTAACCGGATTCAAGGACGCACTGTTTTTTGCTGGCATGTCCAGTACGCCGCAAGAGTTAGTCTTCACTGCCCCGTTCACAGATGATGATTTTACCCCCGCCAATGGCGCAGGGTCAATCAAAGTAGACAGCGATATCACTGGACTGTTTCCCTTCCGTGACCAGCTGTATATTTTTTGTCAAGAAAGAATATTTCGCCTCCAAGGCAACACCATCGCAGACTTTGTTTTACAGCCTGTAACGCGAGAGATTGGATGTGTCAATGGATTTACAATTCAGGAAGTTGGGGGAGATATCGTGTGCTTGGGTCCAGATGGACTCAGAACAGTTGCAGGTACTGAAAGAATTGGCGACGTTGAGTTGGGTAC